AATCTAGGCAGGTCGATGCGCGGGAAGTAGAAGGCACCGACAAAAACGTGTACAACCAGATCATTGAAGAATATGGCGCGGATTCTTACCAGGCGCACGTAGAGGTGTACGGTTCGTTCCCATCAGAAGGGGACGATCAGTTCATCTCATCAAGCCTAGTAGATGACGCTATGAAACGGGACAAATGGCGGGATGACTCCGCGCCCATCGTCATTGGGGTAGACCCTGCTCGCTTTGGCAGCGATTCAACAGTTATTGCAGTGCGTCAAGGACGGGACATCGTAGAGATCCGCAAGTACAAGGGCGACGATACGATGGTGGTGGTCGGTCATGTGATTGAGGCCATCGAGCAGTATGAACCTGCGGTAGTTGCCATCGATGAAGGTGGACTTGGGGCGGGTGTGGTTGATCGGCTCAAGGAACAACGCTACAAGATCAGAGGTGTCAACTTTGCAAACAAGTCAAGGAACCCCATGATGTACGGCAACATGAGGGCGCAGATCTGGGGGCAGATGAAGGATTGGCTCAAATCAGCAAGCATCCCCAAGGAAAAAACGCTCAAGACTGACTTGATCAGTCCACTGATGAAACCAGACAGTAAGGGTGCCATTTTCTTGGAAAGCAAGAAAGACATGAAGGCGAGAGGCTTGGCGTCCCCAGACAGTGCAGACGCTATTGCATTGACTTTTGCATTTCCTGTTGCACACCGCGAATCTAAAGGTATACTTCGCAAACAGACATATCAATCTCAAGGCGCAGCCTTGAACTCATGGATGGGATCGTAATGGCAACAAAAAAACATGACAAACCCATAGCTCGTACAACCACGGGCAAAGGCGCAAACTACAAACCCACCGACAAAGGTGCGGGTATGACTGCCAAAGGAAGGGCTGAGTACAATGCAAAAAATAATGCAAATCTTAAGGCGCCTGCGCCAAATCCTAAATCTAAAGCGGATGCTGGGCGTAAAGCTAGCTTCTGCGCCAGAATGTCAGGCGTCGTTGCCCACGCCAAAGGCGACGCCCCGCGTGCGAAAGCCGCGCTCAAAAGTTGGAAATGTTAATAAGGAGAAAAAAGTGGCTACAAAACCTGGATTGTATTCAAATATTCACGCAAAGAAGGCTCGTATAGCTGCGGGATCAGGCGAAAAGATGAGAAAGCCTGGCACTGCGGGCGCGCCCACAGCTAAAGATTTTAAACAATCGGCTAAGACAGCTAAGCCTGCTAAGAAAGGTAAATGATGCCACTCAAGAAAAGCCCAAGTAAAGAAGCCTTCCGTGCTAACGTGCGTGCGGAAGTCAACGCGGGCAAAAAACCAGCCCAAGCGGTAGCGATTGCGTATTCCGTCAAAAGGGAAGCCGCGTCAAAAAACAAAACCAAAAGTAAAAAATGAGTTTAAAGCCATTAAGGTTTTATTCCAAAGTAAATTGTTTAGCGGTATCATTGTCGATGCGCGAACCTGATGTGATCGGAATACTAAATGGCGTATGACCAAACCTCGATGAATATCGTCGGCAAAGTAGCCGACGTAGGTGGCAACCCCACTACTACTCCAAATGAACAGTCAGATGTTCTAGCTACCATGCGCCATCGCTTTCAGATGGCAATGTCTGCGTATTCTGAATCTAGAGAAGATGAGCTAGATGACCTTCGTTTTATGGCAGGTTCCCCAGACAACCAGTGGCAATGGCCTGCTGACGTATTGGCAACTCGCGGCTCTGTTCAAGGGCAAACTATTAATGCGCGCCCGTGCTTGACTATTAACAAACTACCGCAGCACGTTAAACAAGTAACAAACGAACAACGTCAGAATCGACCCTCTGGGAAAGTGATCCCTGCGGACGATAAAGGCGATGTAGAAGTAGCTGAGATTTTTGAAGGTATGGTTCGCCATATCGAGTATATGTCTGACGCCGATGTGGTCTATGACACCGCTTGTGAAAACCAAGTGACGTATGGCGAAGGCTATTTCCGTATCTTGACCGAGTATTGCAACGAAAATTCGTTTGATCAAGACTTGCGTTTAGGTCGTATTCGTAACGCGTTTAGCGTGTACATGGATCCAATGATTCAAGACCCTGCTGGTTGCGATGCTGAATGGTGCTTTATCAGCCAAGATTTAGAAAAAGATGAATATGAGCGTCAATTTCCAAATGCCGCGCCCATTACGTCCATTATGTCCCAAGGTGTAGGTGATGATTCCCTAAGCCAATGGCTAAATGAAAACACCATTCGTATTGTTGAGTATTTTTATCACACTCACACCCCAACTAAGCTCAATTTGTACCCAGGCAATCAATCGTTTTACGATGGCAGCCCTGAAGATAAAAATATGAAAGAAATGGGATTAAAACCCATTAAATCTCGCACGGTAGATGTCAAAAAAGTTAAGTGGATGAAGTCCAATGGCTATGAAGTCCTCCAAGAACAAGATTGGGCGGGCAAATGGATCCCCGTGATTCGCGTGATTGGTAACGAATTTGAAGTAGATGGTCGTATTTATGTGTCTGGCTTGGTTAGAAACGCTAAAGATGCACAACGTATGTACAACTACTGGGTATCCCAAGAAGCAGAAATGCTTGCTTTGGCACCAAAAGCACCATTTATCGGTTACGGCGGTCAGTTTGAAGGTTACGAAAACCAATGGAAAACTGCCAACACGACCAATTGGCCGTATTTGGAAGTTAATCCCGATGTGACTGATGGAATGGGTGCAACGCTGCCACTTCCACAACGCGCCCCACCTCCTTTGGCTCAAACTGGTCTTATCCAAGCCAAAATGGGCGCGTCTGATGATATCAAGTCCACTACTGGACAGTATGACTCGAGCTTAGGTGCCACAAGCAATGAACGCTCGGGGAAAGCTATTCTTGCCCGTGAACGCCAAGGCGATGTCGGTACGTTCCACTATGGTGACAACCTGACTAAAGCCATTCGTTTTGCAACGCGTCAGTTAATTGACCTTATCCCTAAGATTTACGACACCGAGCGTATCGCCCGCGTGATTGGTATCGATGGTGAAGTGTCAATGGCAAAGATCAACCCTGAACAAGACGAGCCAGTTAAGAAAATTGTTGATGAAGCAGGCGTTGTGATTGAAAAAGTCTATAACCCTAGCGTAGGTTACTACGATGTAGTGGCTACTACTGGCCCAGGCTACATGACTAAGCGCCAAGAAGCAATGGAAGCTATGGCTCAGATTTTGCAAGGCAATCCTCAACTATGGGCAGTTGCAGGCGATCTATTTGTTAAGAACATGGATTGGCCTGGCTCGCAAGAGTTGGCTGAACGCTTGGCTAAGACGATTGATCCTAAACTTTTATCGGCTGATGACGAAGATCCTGCATTGCAAGCTGCTCAACAGCAGATGCAAGCAATGGGTCAAGAAATGGAAGGTATGCACGCCATGCTTCAAAACGTCAGCAAGTCAATGGAAGCTCAAGAAATGGAACGTAAAGATTTTGAAGCTCAAATTAAGTTGTTTGACGCTGAAACTAAGCGGTTAACTGCCGTTCAAGCATCTATGTCACCTGAACAGATCCAAGATATTGTTTTAGGAACGCTGCACGCTGCAATGGATAGCGGGGATATCATTACTGAAATGCAACGTGGCACTGCAATAGATATGCAAGCGGAAGAACAGCCGATGGAACAGCCTATGCAACCGCAAGGCCAACCAATGCCACCTGAACAAATGCCACCACAAGGGATGCCACAATGAAAGCGTGTGATTTTGTAGGAATATTCTTTTTAGCCCGTGATGTAACCCATTCGGTTCATTTAAATACTCGTAGCTACTCCAAGCACAAAGCGTTACAGAAATTTTACGAGAATATTATTGATTTGGCAGACGCATTTTCTGAGGCATACCAGGGGCGGCACGGTTTGATCGGCCCTATCAGTTTGATGTCGGCTAAAAAGACTAGCAATGTAATTGAGTTCTTAGAAGCCCAACTTGCTGAGATTGAATCCGTACGCTACGACGTATGTGATAAAAGTGATAGCGCTTTGCAACAATTAATAGACAACATTATTGAGTTGTATTTAACAACGCTTTATAAATTACGGTTCTTAGCATGACAGTAGTCGTTACTCACAGCACACCCTCTGACGCTACTTTTAGTGCTACAGGCGCAACCGCTTGGGATGCCAACCATACGCTATCTGGCGTAGGGACAATGGCAGAACAAAATGCCAATGCCGTTGCTATTACTGGTGGAACTGCAACGCTTACTAGCGTTACAACCCCTATAGTACAAGCTACAAACTCTGCTGGTCTAGCACTTAAAAACTCAGGTGGAACTACTCAAATTAGCATGGGTGCTGGCGGTGGCGATAATGTTACTGTTTCTGCTCCTATTGCTATTAATCCTGCAAACGGATTAGTAAATATTTCCCCTACTGGTACAGGTACAGTAACTATTAACCCTGCTACTGCTGGCACGATAAACAATACTTCTATAGGTGCTACTACCCCAGCCGCAGGTACATTTACTACTATTACAGGACAGACAGAAGTATTAAAAGGTACTGGGCAGAATTTAGTATTAAGAAGCCAACAATTTTCAAATGTTATTTATTCTTCATCTTCTGCAACTAGAACAGATAATCAAACTACTGCACCTGATGGTACAAGTACAGGTGCTTTAATTCAAGCTGTTGTTGCTTCTTATGGCGGGTTAGTTAGACAATTTTCCCCAACATATTTATCAAATACAACTTACACAATGTCTGTATTTGCAAAGGCGGGAACATCTAATTTTGTAGGATTAAGACCTACTGGTGGATGTGTATCGGCTACTGATGCTTATTGTTATTTTAATTTAAGCAATGGAACTGCAACTGCCATAACTCCAACAAGCGGAACAGTTGTTTCTGTTGGAACTGTTAATGCAGGGAATGGTTGGTATAGATGTTTTGTTGTTTATACAACAGCAACAGTAGGAAATTCTATTTCTGATTTTTCTATTACTACTGCTACTGGTGCAACAGCCCCAGCATACTTAGGAACAGAAACAATATTTGCATGGGGATTCCAAGTAGAATTTGGTAATACTATTACTACTTATGTTCCAACAACTTCTGCAATTGTTTACGGAGTTCCAACATTATCTTTTAATAGTGCTTCCCAAATAGGGATGGAATCTAATGGTTCTCTTTATGTTTCTCCAGCAGGAACAGGCGCATTACAAGCACAAGCTACTACATCTTCTACAGTAGGTGGTAATGCTAGGGGTGCTAATGCTGTTGATTGGCAGACATTAAGAGGTGCGGCAAGCCAAGTAGCTAGTGGTGCATATTCTGTAGTAGCTGGTGGTTCAAACAATACTGCTACAGGTTTTGCAGCAACAGCTGCTGGTGGTTCTGGTTCAAGTGCATCTAATACCTATGCTTTTGTTGGAAGTGGGGCATCAAGCGTTGCTAGTGGTTATGGTGCTTCTGTTGTTGCTGGTTATACAAATACAGCCGCAGGGTTTTGGAATTTTATTGGAAATGGATATACAAACTCAGGCACAAGCGGTTCAGCCGTAACAACGCAATCCGCAACCATGAACGGAACTACAGCCGTAACTCTTAGCGGTAGTAACGCATCAATTAAAGTAGGTCAATTAATTACTGGAACAAGCATTACCACTTTCCCGAACACCTATGTAGCCGCCATATCAGGAACAAGCCTTACCCTTTCGCAAGTAGCATCAGGTTCATCTACAAGCACTCTATCTTTCTATACCCCTCATGGAGTTGTCGTAGGCGGTGGTAATAACCAAGCTACAGGTAGTTATTCATTTATCGGTGGTGGTGGTGATGCTGGTACTGCAAGTAACCGAAATGTGGCTAGTGGAGATTGGTCTGCGGTGGCTGGTGGTCAAAAGAATGTGGCATCAGGACAATCTGCTTTTGTTGGTGGCGGTGGAAACATTGGTGGTAGCGTTTCTGGAAATACTGCTTCAGCACCAGCTTCTTTTATTGGCGGTGGTTTTGGAAACACAGCAAGTGGTTCACAATTATCGGCTGTTGTTAGCGGTCAAAGTAATACAGCAAGTGGAAATAGTGCAACAGTTATAAATGGATTTGGTCATGCCGCTTCAGGCGATTATTCATTTGTTTCGGGTGGAGTTTATGGCACAACTCGTTCTATTGTTGGAAATCATGCTTTTTCTGCTTGTAATCAACCTGTTGGCAATGCTTCTGGAAATTCACAATCAGCTTTACTTGTTATTGGTGCGGCAACTACTGATGCTACTGCTACTGCATTGCGTTCTAATACAGGTGCGGCAAGCGGAACTAACCAAGTAATACTACCTAACAACTCTGCTTACTTCTTTAGAGGTGAAGTTATCTCAGGAGTTACTGGCGGTGGAGATACTAAAGGCTGGACTATCGAAGGTGTAATTAAAAGAGGTGCTAATGCGGCATCTACGGCTTTAGTTGGAACTCCTACAGTCGTATCTACTTACGCTGATGTAGGGGCGGCAACATGGGCTATTGCAGTCACAGCAGATACAACCAATGGTGGTTTAAGAGTTACTTTTACAGGGCAAGCGGCAACGACTATTAGAACTGTATGCTCCATCAGAAGTACAGAAATGACATTTTAACTAGGAGAATTATCTTGGCACTACAACTATCACTTACTCAAACTCAATTCGGTGTACCAGCACCACAAGCCTACGCTAGAATTACTAACTTCTTTGGTACAAAAGACCAAATCCAAGTGCAAGTAGCTATTTACTATAACGAAGAAGCAAGACATGGCAACATGGCTACTGTTAAAGAAAATGCACACTATATTGCGATTGAGGACTTAGAAGGTGATTTAATCCCTGCAATCTATGGAGTATTAAAGACTTTTACTGATTATGCTGGTGCAGTAGACGCATAACATGGGTAACTTTTTTAATGGATTTTTCTTTGCAGGTGGTTTTTTTGGTAGTATTATTACTGCGGCGACACAACTTTATGTAAAACTCCGGTCATTTACGGAACGAGGGAGATATTAATGTCTATGAATTTAAAAGCGATAACCGTATGTATTGGTTATCAACAGATTACAAGCCTAAGTTCGGCTCAGAGCCTTACAGTGCCTGCCACTGACTTAACTGGGCTTAATCAAAAGCCGACTTTTGCCTTAATTACCCCTGAAACACAAAGTGTTCGGTGGCGTGATGATGGCATAGCCCCGACCGCTTCGGTTGGTATGCCTTTGGCGGCTGGCGTCACTTTACAGTACGACGGCAATTTAAAAAACATTCAATTTATTGAGCAAACTGGCAGCGCCAAGCTCAATATCTCTTATTACGCGTAAGGAATAGACATGGATCTCTCTAACGGCTCTGGCGGTATTGACTCTAGCAAGTTAATGGACTATTTCACCAAAGATTTTTTAAAAGATCTTGGCAAAATGGCTGTTTTATGCGATGAATTGGCTAAACGTCAAGGCGCCCTGTCCGCTGTTGAGGACGCCAATAAGCTACGTTCAGACGCTCAAACTTACGCTGATAGCGTAAAAGCAGAGGCCGACATCAATTTAGACCAAGCTAAACAAGCTAACGCAAGCTCTAAAGAGCTAAAAAAAGCCTTAGATACGCGTGAAACAGACCTAAATAAGCGTGAAGGTCAGTATGAAACAAACCTAGCCGATTTGATAAAAGCGGCAGAAAAGCACAAAAAGGCCGTAGTTGACAATGAAGCTTCTTTAGCTAAACTACAGTCTGATTTAGAGTTAAAACAAAGACAAATAGACGCAGACCGAAATGCCTTGGATGAGCGAATTAAAGCCTTCCAGGATAAAGTGGCGTCAATACAGGTTTAATTTTTTTAGATCGTACTGGTGCGATACACCAGGGTTTCTTAAGGAAACATCGAAATGGACGAAAGTCAAGAAGTAGTCTTAGCGGACTCAACTGCCGCGCCAGAACAGGTAGCAACGGCTGCACCTGTAACTGAAGAAGTAGCGCCGGAAGCAGTAGAGCCAGCAGCAGAAGCACCCAAAACCTTCTCCCAAGAAGAATTGGACGCCGCTATTGGTAAACGACTTGCTAGAGAACAACGTAAGTGGGAAAGAGAACAGGCAGCTAGAGCCGCTGAAAAGCAGCTTAAAACTCCAGTAGAAATCCCGCCGATTGAGCAGTTTAATTCACCTGACGAGTATGCCGAGGTATTGGCAGAGCGTAAGGCAGAAGAATTGCTTGCTAGGCGTGAACAAGCTAGGATGCAGTCTGAGATCATTGAGTCCTATCACGACAAAGAAGAAGATGCGCGGAATAAGTACGATGACTTTGAACAAGTTGCGTATAACCCCAAGCTCCCAATCACTGACGCGATGGCTCAAACGATTCAATCTTCCGATGTTGGCCCCGATATGGCTTATTACCTAGGGTCTAATCCGAAAGAAGCTGATCGTATTTCTCGTTTATCGCCGCTTCAGCAGGCCAAAGAATTAGGGAAAATTGAGGCTAAATTAGCCGATAATCCCGTAGTAAAAAAGACTTCGAGCGCCCCAGCACCAATTGCTCCGATTACGGCAAGATCCTCTGGATCTTCAGCAACAGACACAACGGATCCGCGTGCCATTAAAAGCATGACGACTTCAGAGTGGATTGAAGCTGACCGCCAACGTCAGATCAAGAAGTGGGAAGCGCAGAGAAACCGCTAACTATTTTTTAATTAGGACTTTATTATGTCAAATTCGATCTTAACCATCGACATGATCACACGCAAGGCTTTGGAAATATTAGAAAACAACCTTGTACTCACACGTAACGTAAACCGCCAATATGATGACTCTTTCGCTGTTGAAGGTGCCAAAATTGGTTCAACCCTCCGTATCCGCTTACCAGACCGCGCTTTGGTAACTGACGGTGCCGCCTTGCAAGTTCAAGACGACAACGAGCAGTTCACAACTTTGACTGTAGCGTCACAAAAGCACATTGGTGTTAACTTCACCTCTGCTGAATTGACTATGCAGTTAGATGACTTTGCAGAGCGTGTTTTAAAACCACGTATTTCACAGTTGGCTTCTTCTATCGATGCAGACGTAGCAAACAGCTACAAAGCAATCTATAACTCAGTTGGCACACCTGGCACAACTCCTTCTACTTCTTTGGTGCTGTTACAAGCTCAACAGAAATTGAACGAAAACGCTGCTGTTATGTCCCCACGTTACGCTACTGTTAACCCAGCAGCCAACGCAGGCTTGGTTGAAGGCATGAAAGGTCTGTTTAATCCTACAGACACAATCAGCCGTCAATTTAAGAATGGCATGATGGGTATGGGTGTACTAGGCTTTGATGAAGTTAACATGAGCCAATCTATCAAGCAACATACAACTGGTGCTTGGGGTACAACCATTACTGTAACTTCAACAGTTGCTACTGAAGGCCAAGCTACTTTAGGTATTAGCTTTACAGGCTCAAGCAAGACTTGGAACGTAGGTGATGTATTTACAATTGCTAGCGTATACGCTGTTAACCCACAAACCCGTGAGTCAACAGGTAGCTTGCAACAGTTCGTTGTAACTGCTGCTGCAACTGGTTCTTCTACAGCTACATTGTCTATTAGCCCAGCGATTTATACGTCTGCTAACGCATTGGCAACTGTGGATTCATTCCCAGTAGCTGCTGCTGTAGTAACTATGTTGGGTTCTGCTTCTAGCCAGTACGCTCAAAACTTGGTTTACCACAAAGATGCGATCACTTTTGCGACCGCTGACTTGTTGTTGCCACAAGGTGTTGACATGGCTTCCCGCCAAGTTCATAACGGTATCTCTATGCGTGTTGTACGTCAGTACGATATCAATAATGACCGTTTACCTTGCCGTATTGACGTTCTATATGGCTTTAGCACAATCCGTCCACAGATGGCTTGCCGTATTTTTGGCTAATCTAATTGCTCCCGCGCAAGCGGGAGTTCTTAAACTTATTTTTTAAGGAAACATATCATGGCACTACCTAATGGCGCTGGCGGTTATCAACTTGGTGACGGCAATCTAAACGAAGTAGATTTACTTATTCAACCTACTCCTATCGCTTTAACGACTGGTGTAACCTTGACTACTGCTCAGTTGCAAAACGGCATTATTCTTGGTAGCCCAGGCGCAAGCGCAGTTTCTTATCAACTACCTACTTGTGCTACTTTAGACGCAGATATTTCTAGCGCTAAACCTAGTAGCTCGTTTGATTTCTCAGTAGTTAACGTGGATGGTAATACATCTGGCGTTATTACTTTGACAACAAACACTGGTTGGACTTTGGTTGGTCTGATGACTGTTGTTGCTACTGCTGGTACAGCCCAACTGTTCCGCGCCCGTAAAACAGGCGACGCAACTTGGACTTTATACCGCATTGGTTAATGTAATATCCCGCCCCTCGGGGCGGGTTTCTTTTTAAGGAAAAATTATGCCTAATACCAAATCTGTAGGGGTTGCTTTTAGCGACCCTGAATTAACTTCTGGCACTACAATTACAGGCGCAGTTATTGATAGCACGTCAAAAATTCTATCTAATATTGCTAACGGTTCTACTGCATCGCAACAAGGTGCAACTATTGCTACTACTAGTAATAGCGATGTTTTTATAATTGCTCCCGCAGCAGGTACACTGACATCCGCTGTGTTTTCTGGTGTAGACGCACTTGCAACTAGTGACACAAATTACATCACTTTTTCCATCACCAACTTAGGTTTAACTGGTTCTGGTTCGGCTGCAATGTTAGCCGCAACCGATGCTAATACTACCAAAGCTACAGGTGGAACTGCGTTAACAGCTAACGCTGTGCGTACGTTAACTTTAAATGGCACCGCAGCTAATTTAGTTGTAGCCGCTGGCGATCGTTTACGTATTCGTGCTGCCGCAACTGGTACGCTTGCTAATACTGTGACATTCCCTGTTTATCGTGTGAACTTTACAGTTGTGTAATAAATAGGGGGCTTGCCCCCCTATCTAACTAAAGAAAATATGCCACTTATTTATCTAAAGCATCCTGACCACGGCAATAAAGTGGCCACAATGGAATTAGAAGCAGAATTTGATGAACAAAACGGTTGGGTAAGATATACTCACGATACGCCATCAATTTCTGAAGAAGTTGAAACAGTAGAAGAAGCTACTGAAGTTGCGGCTCCTGTTAATACGCTGGAAGTAAAAAGACGTCGTAAAACCGCACAGTAAGGAGTAAGCTATGGCGACAACCGCCGGTGATCAAATTAACGCAGCATTACGTTTAATCGGTATGCTCGCCGAGGGTGAAACGCCTTCCGCTAACACTTCTAGCGATGCGCTTGACGCTTTAAATCAAATGATTGATTCATGGAATACTGAGCGTTTATCAGTCTTTTCAACGCAAGATCAAGTTTTTACTTGGACACCTAATCAAATTTCTAGAACACTAGGCCCTTCAGGTAATTTTGTAGGCAACCGTCCTATTTTGGTGGACGATGCTACTTATTTTAAAGACCCAACTAACGGCATTTCGTTTGGTATTAAGATCATTAACCAACAACAATACGATGGTATTGCAGTTAAAACGGTGACTTCCACATATCCACAAGTAATGTGGATTAATATGGATTACCCTAATATTGATATGTACGTGTACCCAGTGCCTACAAAAGCATTGGAATGGCACTTTATCTCGGTTACTGAGCTAGATCAACCCGCCACTTTAGCGACTACTTTGGCTTTCCCGCCAGGCTATTTAAGATGTTTTAAATACAACTTAGCGTGTGAAATAGCTACTGAATTTGGCGTTGAACCGCCTGCTAACGTGGCTAGGATTGCCATGACTTCTAAGCGCAATCTAAAACGCATTAACAACCCTGACGATATTATGTCCTTGCCTTACAGCATTGTTGGCACGCGTCAGCGCTTTAACATCTTTGCCGGTAATTATTAATGAAATCGCATATTTTGGGGCAATCTTATGTTGCCCGCAGCATCAATGCGGCAAACGATGTAATGATGAATTTGTTTCCAGAAGCTACACCTCTTGAAGGTAAAGAAAACGGTTTTTTAAACAGAGCGCCTGGGATGAGCAAACTTGCCACTATTGGCAATGGCCCTATCCGCGCCCTATGGTCGCATCAGACCAACGGCGCAGATGCTTATGTTGTATCAGGTAATGAAGTCTTTAAAATTGACGCTAGCTATCAAGCCGCAAAGATAGGTAACATAACAGGCTCAGGCCCCGTATCTATTGCCGATAACGGCACTCAATTGTTTTTTGCTTGTAACCCTGATGGCTTTATCTACGATGAAGTTGCCAACACGTTTGTACAGATTAGCGACGTAGACTTCCCTGGCGCCGTAACTGTAGGTTATTTAGACGGTTATTTTGTGTTTAACGAGCCAAACAGCCAAAAACTGTGGGTTACTGAGATATTTGATGGCACTATTATTGAGCCTTTAGCGTTTGCTAGCGCTGAAGGATCGCCCGACTTAGTTCAAGCTATTAACGTAGACCAACGCGAGCTTTGGGTATTTGGTACCGATACGATTGAGGTATGGTACAACGCAGGTACCGCCAACTTCCCTTTTGCGCGCATCCAAGGCGCTTTTAACGAGTTAGGGTGCTTAGCCCCTTACTCGGTAGCAAAACTCGATAACACGCTGTTTTGGCTTGGCAATGACCCCCGTGGCTACGGTATTGTTTATCGTGGCGAAGGTTATAGGGGTAAACGCGTATCTACCCACGCTGTTGAATACGCCATTCAAAGTTATGGCGATGTATCTAACGCACTTGCCTACACGTACCAGCAAGAAGGCCATGCGTTTTATGTCTTGATATTCCCAACAGTTAATAAGACTTGGGTGTTTGATGTAGCTACAGGCGCATGGCATGAGCGTGCAGGCTTTGAGGATGGTTTTTTTTACCCGCCATCGTTCAAACTGTCAGATGAACTACCAAAGCAAAACCATTGTTGGCGACTACTTAAACGGCAACATCTATGCTTTTGACTTAGATGTTTATGATGACAATGGTGCAGTGCAAAAATGGGTTCGTTCATGGAGAGCGCTTCCTACAGGCACTAACAACCTAAAACGTACCGCACAACATTCATTACAGCTTGATTGCGAGGCAGGCGTTGGTAC